GCCCCTTAGATCAATTAGTAAGCGGACACATCGTTTACCAGATAGATTCTGGTTGACCAGTTTTTACGCTGAGCACCGATAGTGTCTTTGTAGACATCAAATGGGATGTCTTCTTGCAAGATTGAGTCCTCACTTGAACTGGGGAAGTAAGGCTTGATTCTGATATCTGCAAGATCGAATCTCAAGTAAGATTCTTCGCTGGCATCTCTACCCACTACGTTAGTGTTAGAAGATCTGAACCCTAGATTCGTATTGTCTTCTGCCGCAGTGAATTCTTCTGCACCAGTACCTTCCGCAGTACCATCAACGCCTGAAAGGGCATCAACCGCAGCCGCGATCAAAGTTCCAGTATTCTTACTGGAAGTAGTGTTAGCCAGTTCGATCAAGATGTTGTTTCCTGATTTTGAAGCAGCCAAAGTGTCGTTGGAGGCGATAGCAATAGTTACATTGATATCGTTACCAGCACGACCGGCTGTACTCGCTTCAACTTTGAAGCCGTTTGCAGTAGCTCCCCAAATACTTGAGGCTTTCACGGCCGAATTAGACTCGATAGCATCCTCTCCGCAGAAATCCACCCTCAACCCTACTTTGATATTCTTTCTTAATTTATCGAGCTTAGACTCGTTGTCGTAGAACTTGCTGATCGATCCTTCGGCAAAATAGCCCTTAGTAAGGACATCTCCTGCAAATCTAGCAGCCTCTTCTTTTCCGGCAAAGAATCTTGACTCGGTTTCATTTGCGAAAGTTAAGCTGAAATCTTCTGTGTTTTCAGAAGCGGTGTTATCAACATCGGTTCCGCTAGAAACTTCTGATCCTCCGTGCCAAGTAAACTCAAGATCTTGGTCGTAGCTAGAAGATTGCCTCTTAATTACGACGATATCGTCCTCGTCGATAGTCGCAGAGATTGTGTTTACTGTTAGTTCGGTTTCGCTAGGAATAGCAGAAATAGTGTGCTCTGCTACTTCTGTGAAACCATCTTCTTTTTGAAGGATGAGGATCGTGTCGCTGGTAGTAAGGCCAGAAGTTTGATCCACCTTCAAGCTTGTACCGGAACTCACGGCCTCGGTAACTCTTGCATTAATAAACGCCTTTCTCGGAGAAGTTCCAGCAGTACACTTCAATAAGTTATCTGTAGGCTCGAAAGCCAGACTCTTTAGATGGATTCCGAAAAATCTGTGAACCCACGGCGCATCGCCTGGCTGAACATCCATAGTATAAGTCTTTGGATCGTCAGTCACCTCAAAGACATGGCGAAATGCCACGGAAGCTGTGAGGATTTGAGTAGTTGGAGCTCCGAATAAAGATCTTAGGAAGTGGCCGATTGTCTTCGGCTCTACGTAGAACTCTACGTCTCCATCGATCTCAATTCTACCTGGAATACTCCTTACTTTTCTTTCACGATCGCCAGCGATCGTTTGCACTGGAGTAATAGCGTAATCTGGAACAATACTCTCAGAGAGTAGCCCCACGAAAGTATCCGGCGTTACCGCAGACCCAGCCGTCGTCTCCTTTTTCAAGGCGAGATAGCCAAAGTTTGCGTAAGGGGAGAAATTAGGCATCTGTTGGTGGGTTAGATTCTAGTTTTTTGCCGCCACCCCTCTTTTTTATTATATCATCTTTCATTAAAATCTGAACTTTTTCAGTTCCGTCAGGAAGAACTTCTTTTTTTACCTCATAATCTTTAGGCATGGATATTGGGTTATAGATGTAATTATGACCTTAATGAGATTAGTTTCGCGGTAACAACCATAGTGGCCTCTATGATCCACGATCCGTCATGCGGGTTGTTTATTTCGTCGTATCTTACCGTACTGATTCCTACCATAGTCACTTTGTTGTTTAGTCTCATGTTGTCGTGCAAAACCCCTAAAATAGTGGATGCCAGGGGTTTCCCGTTGCTGTCTCTCTCTTCCATTCTTTTCACGAAAGTCTGGGTATGTGATACGACTTCTTTGTTCGTATCCTCTGTCACAAAGTTTTTCAGGGAGTCTACGACACGAATCACGACCTGGAATTCGTTATTCATACTATTTGTTCCCCTCCTCTCCATCGATGTAGATCCGGGCTTTATTTCTATAAAAGGCATCTCTGACTGAGACGGAACCGTATTCACTCCATAGAAGTGATGTGCGTAAACATTCCCGCTGTCAGCGGTTTCCAGTAGAGTCTTTATTGCCAGTAGTACGTCATCCACGTTTCGCTTGTTTAATTATATATTTTGAGAATATTCTCAGTACTCTCTCGATCATCTTTTTAGAGTGTCCGACCATCTGCCTGCGAGGCAGCTTATTCGTTCCTTTTTGATGGTATTTGTAGTAATCAACCCCCCTGCTCGTAATCTCCAACCGATTCTTGGTCAGCATAGTTTGGCCAAAAGATCTTCTCATTTTCTTTGTTTTCTCCAGGATAGGATGTTTGTATTTCCTTTTCCTCTTCACCCACCTTCGGCCCAAGATCTTCGTTCCCCTGGTTGTGAATTGCTGGTCTACTGTTTTGAGCTGAAAGTCGGAAGTTTCCTGTAATGGCTCCCTAAAATCTTTCAACGAGTCTATGGCGGCTTGCATGAAGCGCTCCGCCTTTCCACTAGGGTCAACAATGAATTTCATATTAGCCATTACCAAACGTCGTTAATTGTTAATTTTGCAGCCGTTGGATTATCGTCGTCGGTCTTCGACGTGTTCGTAGGATGGAAACTTGGCGTGTCCTGAATTCCGCTATCAAGCTCTAATCCTGTGACTTCATCAAACAAACTGATCAGGGCCTCCGCCTCGTCGGATCCCTGGATCTTAGCAAGCATGTCCATCGCGTTTGTCATTCGCTTCTCACCGTCTTTTGGCGTATCTTCGCTCTCAATCCCATAATTATCCATCAAGAGCAGTGCAGCCGCTATTTCGGCCGCTAGTTCAGTGATTAAAGGGGGGTATCTGTCAGCTCTCGTTCCAATAGTTCCAGTTACACCCTCGGTGGCTGGCACGCTCGTTACGTCCACTTCTGCATCAGCAGTAGAAATATCAGTAGAATCCGTCTTGCTAATCAAAGTTGCGACAGCCCCATTTATATGAACGATAAAATCGTCCGAATCTACGGCCGCCAACCTGAATAGTTCAGCAACTCTCGCAGCCGTCATGCCACTCGTAATCGTAATGGCATAATTCGTCGAGTTTACCACAATAGACATTGTTCCCGACCCTGTTGCGGGCCCGTCGAATGTGATTGTGTTTTCTCTGTGAAAAGGGATTGGCAAAGCATATCTCCGGCCTACAGCTGAGTTCACTATGCCTTCGGCAAGCGTGATTTTCCCGGTCACAGTTGCGGGAGTGATGTTCGTGGTGTTATCAAATCCCGACAATTCCCTTACTTTTGATTCGGTTGTTTGAGCCATTATTATTGTTTTTTAGTTGGATTAAATTTGCTTTCAAGTATATCTTCCAGGCTTCTAATGATATTCATCGGCAGCTTGAGCCCAAGACGATCTAAGTTCTCGAATATGCTAATGATTTCCGTCACTGCTATCCACAGTACGACCGCCTGCTCCAAGTAGAACATTGACTCTGCAAGCCTTACTAATTGATGGATTGAGACTATCGCCACCGGATATCCGATGAATTTCTTAAAAATTCCAGCACCCAATCTTTTAGAGCTGAATTTGGCCTTCGTGTCAGCGAATCCAGCCACAATGCCTGAAAGTATGTCAATGACTATTAAAAGCCCTACAATCTCATAATATATGACATCCTTGCCTGCTATGGCAAAGATTACTGTCATACACGTAGCGGCCCCTGCTTTTATAAAGATAAATTCACACACAGATTGTATTACGGCTTGCATCAATGATTTTTTATAAGTTAAGTGCATCAGTTGTCAGTTGATGATTTTTTATTTAATTGCTTAGTTACTTCACCCAAGATTAACCCCACGCCCATAATGAGCCATTGTGGTGCGGTAAACATCTCGAGTACAGACGGAATAATAAAGGCTAGTTCAGCAATCGCCATGTCTAGCGCCCTCCAATAGAAACTGTAAGCTCTTTTGTGAGTAAAAACTGCCTTCAGAAAATTTAGTATAGTTATCATTGTTGTAGTTTGTTAATGATTAGTTGAACGACGTCATCCCCATCAGAAACTTGCCCGAGGTCGATAACGCCCCTTTTTTTAATTTCATGATCAAGCACGCCAACCAACTCCTTGCCCTCGTCGCTAAAAAGATATAGCGCCCTGGCCTCAGAGCCTTTGGCTAAGTACTTGTTCACGCGATCGTCTTTGAAAGTTACATAATCTTGATCACTCTTGAAGCAAACTCTTGCTTCTTGAATCTTTACGATTTCAGCTGGCAGAAGAGAAACTCCCTTTGCATCGAAGCAAACGGAGTCGGTTCCTACAGCTGTTCCAGCAGCAATCCCTAGCGTAGCAATGCCAGCGAGAATGCGATTCCTGATCTTTTTGCCTCTAGGAGGCTTATTTTCCCTGATTTTCTCCCTGTTGTTTGGTGGCATTTTGTTGTTGTTGAGCTTGTAATTGAGCCTGCCTCTGTGCCGCTACCTGAGCTTGCTGAGCGGCTACTTGCTGACTTATCCAGGATTGCACGACATTGTTTTTGTAGGTCTCAGTTTCCTGGTAAAGCCTGTAAAACGAGAAGGCAAAGAAAGACATGGCCGCCAAGTAAACAGTTGTGTAGTACGCTGCTTTGAGCGCGGTTTTGGCGGCAGCCTTCATCCACGCCCAGAGCTTTTGCCCGCGATTTAGCGGGGCTTTTGCAGTGTTTTCCATCTTGTTTGTGTTAAAGAGTAAGATGAGCAGCTTTTGTATGGGGCGGTGCTGCGACCGCCCTTCCTAAGTTGGTATTATCTGGTACTCTACTGTGATCCATCCCCTATTATAATTCGTCCTATTGTAATTCGAGTTATTGAATGCTCCCTCGTCCATTCTGGTTAATTCGATATGCGTTGCGTCGGCCTTTATTGGTGATCCGACCTCCTCCTCTTCTACCTCCTCTGGCATGTCCGACGTCAATGGCTTCACTTCGGTGTGCGAATCATTCCTTATAGTGGCTCGCAATCCTCTTATTTTCGATAGATCCATTCCGTGAACCACTCTTACGCTCGCTGTGCTTTGCATGTTCCAGTCACCGATATTGATCACTTTCTTACTCATTATCGGGCAGTCGCCATGTGTTATTAGCCCACCATGTTCAAAACCATGATCTTTAACCATTTTACGGATCTAATGACACTTGAGCGTTTTCAGCCCCACAGAACCAGTCAATCGTTTCTGCCGCGCCGGTAGCCTCGACCGCAATATCCGTTCCACTGATAGCATAATCCAGATCCCACGTAGCATCGTCTTCCGACGTGTGCGCGCTCGTAGTTGTTCCCACTTGAGTCAAAGTGCCTCCATCATTCTTAAATACTCCGTGAATCACGTATCCGCCCACTTCAGAGCCATCAGACTTTATAGCTGAACAGTTGGTCGTAACCATGTGCCCAGAGTCGTTTTCTGTCCTCAAAGTCATCACGTTGGCTGGGGTAGCATTCGTTGTTTGAAGGCTTCCTGTAGTCGTTTTATGAACTCCTGTTTGATTGAACTGACTAACTTCGCCTTGCGGATTGACTTTGTATTGCTCGTTGCCGCTATCATCTTTAATCAAGAAGTCGCCTTGATCCCCCTGATCGCCAGCACCATCACCAGCGCCTCCAGAGGCAAGAACGAGTATAAAGTCTCCAGAATCACCGCCGTTCAGCCCTGATGAACCAGCCGCAGCCGATCCAGCACCCAGCGTGAACTGAACGTTTGCACCGTTGTTACCTCCCGAAGAGTCGGCATCAGTGCCACCATCCGGAACCCTAAAGAACAAATTATCCGCATTGCTGTTATTGTCAGCTGTGTTCGCAGAAGGCTCAGAAGTGTCCATTTCAAGGATCTTCTCGCCTTGAGTAGTCGTGTTGTTTGCAGCTATATAAAATTCTATGGCAGTAGCGGCATTTCCCAAAGTAGACCCACCACCAATCTGCATAGTACTGGTTGTCGTCCCAGACACCATCAAGAAGCCGTAGAACGGCTCTTCAGAGTTAGTGTGATGAGGAACACCATATCTTGCTGCCTTATTCGAAGCATCAGTGGTCACATTGGTAACTAATAAAGATTCCGCTTCTTCAAAAGTAACTACACCATCGCCAGTTTCAAATTTGAAATCAAAGTTTCCGCTGCCGTCCGTTCCCATTTCGAACGTATCTGAAGCGTCAAAGAAGAGCTGGCGCCCATTTGTTTCTACGGCCCAATAAGTGTTAGTGCCGTCAGTAAGATCAATGGCGTTCACTGTGTCAAATGCGCTCGAATCTGTCTCGTCAACTTCAACTATTAAACCGCTAAAAGTTCCAGCTGTGCCATCTGCGGTAGTAGTATCATTTATAGTAGCTTCAAATATACCTACACCGGCGCCATCAGCCGCTTGACCATCGCCAATGCTAACACCCTGAAAGGCGTGCAAGCCAGATCCTACAGAATAAACGAAGTCCGTCTGGTCGTGCTGAAAACATCCTTTTTGCGTATTGTTTGTATCCGGATCTGTCGAAGAAAACACACAAAGCATAGGATCTGTTTGTGTAGCTATGTCGTGATCTTTACCAATATTATCTGCATCAGTTATCAAGACCTGACCACCGCTAGCACCATCTACAGTAACCACAAACTCTTCAGTTCCGTATTTAGCCCTCAAAGAATTGGTTGTAGTGCCATTCTCTAGGAAGTTGTAGCTAGCATTTCCGCCAACAGCTACATTCACGTTTGTAGTAAAATTGCTGTTGCTAGCATCCCCAACGAACACATCCGCACTGCCCGAAGTAGGTACAAATATAATGTCCCCTGAGCTTGTTGCGACAACCATGTTCGTGCCATTGTGCTCCATCGTGATTTCGCCTCCGCCTGGCTCAACCAGTTTCATTACTCCGTCTTCATCAATATTAAAGACTAGATTCTGAGTTGTTGTCCCCGATGGAAATTCATAAAGAGCAAGGCCGCTATCTGTGCCAGCCTCACGCAATTGAATCGAGAAGCCTTGACCAGTATCGTCCATTTGCTGCCAATCTGTACCATCGAAAATCCTATTAAGATTATAGAAAGCGTAGTTTGAGGTAGCTCCATTTGCCCAAGCTTGAAAGCTTAGAATCTCCTGGTTGTTGACTTTATCCTCAAAAACCAGACTTCGCGGATTAGTGCCAGAAGCACCCTCCATCCGAACTTGGCCGTCTAAACGCGTCAAGCCATCATCCACCCAGAGAGAGTAAGCATCCGTGATAGTTGCGTTGGTTCCCTCTCGCGGAGCATTATCGATATACAAAGTGGCTGCATCAGTGACAGTCGACGCTCCGCCAAAATCGTAGGTTCTAGCTAAGATCTGAAAGTCTCTCTGCGTAGTTAATGCGCCTTGATTGAATTGTTTGGTATTCGAAAGATCAAACTTTACATCAATTTGTTCTGTACTAGCCGTCAATCCGGTGTGAGCCCCCGCAGAGAAGTCTACCATCTCAGCGGTACTGGTTATACCGTTAGACTGACTGTAAACAAGGCCTCCGTTGATCGGAGTAGAGAAATTCACGCTTCCAGTTCCAGCAGTTATCACAAAATTGGCCGCCTGATAGAGCCTAGCTCTATTTGTCGAACCATCATCCTCTATGGCAATACCTGCATTATTTACACTAGCTTTAAAGATCAGATCCGAGCTGTTTGTTTTGACCAGGGTCGTAAATCCGCCCAGATCGATCTCGAACTCATCATCAGCGACACCAGCATCCCGATCGAATCGGAAGGCCGAGTCGCCATCCTGATCAAAGATGATATCGAAACCATCAGTATCCATATCGGCGCTCAGCTGAATGCCGGAAACGACCAGATTGCCATTCACGGTCACGTTTCCGCCAATTTCAAGATTCAAATTAGCTGGATTCGTCTTAATAGTGCCATTATCTACACGAAAGACACCAGAAGACGTAACTATGTTTTGTGCCATAGCTGGCATCGCCGTCATGGCGAAAACCGTCACCCCTACTAAGAATTTTTTGAGAAAATTTAGCATGGTGAAAAGTTAGATTAGCATTGTACTAGTTCTGAGCGCGTTCTTAACCGCGATAAAGTTCACATCTACGTTGTCCGCCCCTACAGTGTTAAAAAACAAATTCAAAGGCTGGTCAACCGTCCTAGTCGTATGAGAAGCAAGCTCAGTCCAACTAGTCTCGCCATTTACCAATACCTCCAAGGCTACTTTGCCTCTGCTCCATGTGATTCTAAATAAGGTCAAGGCATTGTTCCAAGCTGTATTCCAAGTCAAAGTAGTCGACTCCTCGGTTCCAAATTCGTCGTGAGTCCTGAATTCTATGGTGTCTTCACTCTTATCGATGAATACGTCTATCTTTCCAAAATCGCCCATTGAAGCGTTTTTTAAGCCGAAAGCTACGTCGTCTGCAAGATTTGTTGGAGTCTGGACTCCAGTAGTGGGGAAGACCACCCCGAATATAAAAGATCCATATAAAAGATCCGTGCGAACTACAGCATCAACCGTATTGAAAAGAAACTGATCTGGAGTTGCACCCGAAAGCGCAAGAGAGCCAGTAATGGCTTTCCATAGCGCATTAGCAACCCCGTCTCGGTTTGGATCGACGATAAACGATACTGGTGTCGCTGATTGTGATAATTGGTTCATGCTACTTAATTAAAGAGATAAATTGCTATTCAGGCTTGTAATCCTCATCAATAACCTCAGATGCCACTGCTACGTCGTACATTCCTTTAGGGATTTTATACTTACTCCCAGCTTTGAACTGGAAGCCGTCACAGCTGAAATTTGATTTAAAGATGCACTCTACAGCCTTTCCTTTCATTCTTTCCTTTTTACCCCTCTCAGCTTTTTCTGCTCTAGCCTCCATTTGAGCTCTAAGCTTAGCCTTGCGAGCTTCTACAGCCTTCTCCTTAGCTTTTTTAGCTTCTTCCACAGCCTTTTCCTGGGCTTCTAAGTTTTTTCTCGCCTTTTCGTCCTCTTCGGCTTCGAGAGCCGCCACTTTCTCAGCCTCCAAGGCTTCATGGTCTTCTTTAGAGATCGGATTTCCTTCGTCGTCCTTATGCTCCTCTCCTTCTCCATCAGCTTCTCCTTCCGCAGGCTTTGCATCAGCTGCACCACCCTCAGATGGAGCATCTCCCTTAGCTGCCTCTTCCTTATTTTCAGCCTCAGCCGCTTTAGGATCTTCGACTGGAGCTTCCGCAGCAGTTCCCTCAGTGGGAGTATTTTCTTTTTCCTCTTCTGGAGAAGGGGCTTTTTGTGGGTTTGGATATTCCTTTTCAGATTTTGCAGGCTCCTTAGCTTTTTTAGCTTCTTCCACAGCCTTTTTAGTC